ATGGCGGGGTCGAAGCGAGAGCGGCCGAAGGGCTCAGGGCGGTGGGAGCTCCGGGTCTACCTCGGTGTCGAGAACGGGAAGAAGCGCTGGGCGTCGCGGGTGCACCGCGGCGACGCGAAGAGCGCCGAACTTGAGCTCGCCCGCATGACCGTGCGCGCCGCCGACGGGGAGTACTCCGCTCCGCCGGCACCCGACCCGGACGACCCGACGCTACGCGAGTGGCTCGAGGACTGGTACGCCCGCGAGTCGCCCGAGTGGTCACCGACGTCGGCCAGCACCGCGCGGTCGCACATCGACAACCACATCACGCCCGGGCTCGGCGATCGCCGGCTCACCGAGATCCGCCTGCGCGACGTCGAGCTCTGGCTGCGCTCGCTGCGCGACAAGGGCCTCAAGCCCTCGACACAGCTGCGCGTGTTCGGCGTGCTCCGGAGCTCTCTCGACCAGGCCGAACGCTGGGAGCTCATCGACCGCAACCCAGCGGCCCGCGCCGACCTGCCCGAGGTCCGCTACGAGGAGCCGAACTGGCCCGGCGTCGACGACCTGCTCACCGCGCTCCGGCTCGCAGCGAACGAGCACGAGCGCACGCTGATCTGGCTCGCCGCCGCGACCGGCGGCCGCCGTGGCCAGCTCGTCGCGCTCCGCTGGTCCGACTTCGACCTCGACGAGCAGCTGCTCACGTTCCACCGCGGTGTCATCAAGGTCGACGGCGGCACCCAGATCAAGGCCCCGAAGGCCGGGAAGCCGATCACGCTGCCGATCGACGAGCTCACCGTCGACGTCGTGAAGCGCTACCGCCGGCACCGCCAGGAGTTCGCGCTGTCCGCCGGCGTCGGCCGGCTGAAGCCGAGCTCGTACCTCTTCGCCCGCGACCCCTCGGGCATCGAGTGCTGGTACCCAGACCGCGCCACGAAGATCTGGGACCGGATCCGTAACGCCCGCGCGGAGCCCGCCGACGGCCGGGAGCAGGGCGAGCTGCTCGCGCCCGGGCTGCAGGGCACGCGGCTGCACGACCTGCGCCATGCCCACGCCTCGCTGCTGATCATGGACGGAGCCCCGCGGCGCACGGTGGGCGACCGGCTCGGCCACTCCCAGCTGGCGACCCTCGACCGGTACAGCCACGGCGTCGACGAGGTCGCTCGAGCAGCCGCGCGCCGGATCGGCGAGCTGCTCGCCGGCGGCGCAGCGGCGTGGCCAACCGAGGGGTCCGGCACGTAGCTCGGTACGCTCGACCCTCGAGGAAGGGATGGGAGCCGATGACCGACGCGCACGCGGACCGATCGAAGGCACAGGGGCCCGGCTGGTGGAAACACACCGATGACCTCTGGTACGGGCCCGACGAGACCACACCAGACGGATCCACCGCTCCGTGGAAGCAGCAGCCGGCACCGCGCCGCAACGCCGTGGTCTGGATCGTCGCCGGCGTGCTCGGCGTCGGCATCATGGTGCTGATCCTCGGCCGGGCGGGAGACGAGGCCTCGACATCGGTGAAGAGCTACGAGGCGGAGTCGATCTGCGAGCAGTTCATCGACGACCGCCTGAAGGCCCCGGCGTCGGCTGACTACACGTTCACCGCGACGATCGAGAGTGCCGGCACCTGGACGGCGCGGGGCCACGTCGACGCTGAGAACGGGTTCGGTGCCCAGATCCGCTCCGAGTTCCGCTGCAAGGTGACCCCGGACGACGGGACCGACCGGTGGCGACTCGAGGACCTGCAGCTCAGCTGACCGGGGCGGGCTGTCACAGCTGGTCGGCATGCTCCTTCGGTGGAAGCACCTGCAGCTGGTGAGACGGTGATCGCTCGAGACCGGGTCAGCCCGGGCGAGACGACCTGCGAGATCCACGGCCGCGAGCACACGGTGGTGTTCGAGTACGGCCGTCCATCGTCGGGCGGCCGCCGCGTGCATCTGGTGCGGGAGCTCGACCGCGGCTCGATCGATCTCGGCGTCGAGCTCGGCCGGCTTGAGGTCGTCAGCCGGGGTTGATGTCCAGGCCGAGGCTGCGCCTGAGCACGGCGGTTGAGACTCGGATCTTCTTGCCGATGCGGATGATGCCCGGGATGTCCCCGCGCTTCGCTGCCTCGTAGGTCGCAGCTCGCCCGAGCCCGTAGGCCTGGCCCACGTCTGGCCAGAGCGGCACGGTTGGTTGGTCTTCCGGCATCGGGAGCGGCATCTGGTGATGATCTCTGACGGGTCGTCCGGCGTCACGATGGAATCCCACTACATCGGTGCCCGGACGCGCAGAAGCCCCCGCCACCGTGCCCTGCTGAGGCGGGTGGCGGGGGACTCCAGTAGCAACCACGCAGCTGGTCTGCGCCCACCCGGGGGGTGGGGTGGTCTCAGCCCGCGGCGAACGGCGGCGGTCCGCCGTCGTGCTTGCCGCGAAGCCGCAGGTCCTCGGTGACCGGGCCGAGCCCCCTCGTCGGGGCCAGGTGGTCGTTGATGTTCAGTGATCTGAAGAACCCGGCGTACGTGGCGATCGCCACCAGCCAGTTCGCGGCGGCGAGTATCAGGGTCTCGAGGGAGAACACGGCCGAGCCGTCGGCGAGCGTCGACTGCACGATCAGCGCAGCGGCACCGGCGAGCACGATCGTGATCGCCTGCTTGAGCCCGGGTGACGCTCCGGATCTGGTGACGAGGCCCACCAGGATCGGGATGAGCGTGCCCGTGAGCAGCGTCACCACGATCGGGGTGAGCGTGATGGTCGTCGCGATTGCGACGGCCAGCAGGGTGTACAGGGACATGGGGTGACCTCCTGGTCGTTGACGGGTTGGAGAGCGGGCGGGCTGCTCAGATCGGTGTGGCACCGGGGAGGAGCCGAGTGCCGTTGAACTCGCCCCAGGTCATGGGCTTGGGGCGGACGTTGCCGGCGGCGTCGGTCAGGACGTCCTTGGCCACGCCGACGCGGTGCAGCGCGTTGGCCTTCGCCGGCGACGAGAGCGGCAGGGCTTCGAACCCGTCGAAGAGGAACCAGGTGTCGGAGCTGATGGTGCCTGGCGGGTCGGTGATGTGGATGATGGTGGAGCTGCGCATGTCGTCGTCCTCCTGGGGGATCGTGAACGTCGGGGGTGGGAGAGGCGGTGTCGCCGGCGCCTGGTGAGCGATGTGCGAGGCGGCGAGCATCGCCACCAGGAACCGGGCCTCGGACACGGAGCCTCGGAACTCGAAGTGCATGGGGTCGGGCCGCTTGGTCCAACGGCCTCCCCACTCGAAGCCGTAGGCCTCGAACAGATCCACGATCCACTGCGGCGGACGGCGACGGATCTGGCCGATCGGGTACTCCTGGGCGTCGATGTCGCCGGCGAGACCCCAGCTGTGGTTCGACGGGACCGGGTAGCGATCGTTCTCGGTGCCGCGCACCGGTCGACTGGAGAACCCCCAGTCGTCGTCGGTGTCCTCGGGCCCGTGGTCGAACAGGTAGCCGCGCCGCTCGGCCTCGTCGACGATGAACCGCCAGATCGGCCCGATCTCGTGGTGGAGCCACCAGCGGGCGCCAGAGATCCTCGCCTGCACGACGCGCTGGTCCGTCTGTCGGTTCGTTGGCCAGCCCGAGCCCCAGCCGCGCAGGTTCGCTGGTGTGCTCATCGGTCCTCCCGTGTGACGGCGCGCTCGACGTCGGTGATCCGCTCGTGGACAGGCTTCGATTTGCCGTTCGGGCCGAGGTGGTAGCGGGTGTAGTCCTTGTGCTCCTCGAGCGACTTGGTCACCTCGAGCTGCTCGGCGCGGACGTCGTTGAGGTCCTCCCGCATCGATCGCACCCCGGCCTCGATGCCGCGGGCGAGCCAGCGCTGCCCGATCCCGGTCAGCTTCTCGAAGACGGTCAGCGCGCCGACGACGACGCCGAGCACGACACCGATCCCTCCGAACACCTCGATCCAGTTCACGATCTGCCTTCCTTGGTCATCCCCATGCGTGCCCTCGGACCCACCCGCGGCCGGCGTCGCCTGGGCGGATGCCGACCCAGCCGGTCACTGTGAAGTTCGTCGAGGACCACATCGAGTGGTCGGGTGCGGCGAAGCCCTCGACGGGCCCGCCTGGGAGCGTCACGGCCTTGCAGGTGGGGTGCGGGCCGTTCGCCCGGTAGGTGACCGGCGCAGAGCCGACGCGGACGGCGTGGAGCCCTGCGACGACCTCGGTGAGCGACCCTGAGCTGTCCTGCATCGGGAACCAGGCGTTCGGCGCGTCGTCGGCGACGGCCTCTTCGTAGGCCTCGATGCCGAGGCTCATGGCGCCGCGGTGCTCGGCGATCCGGGAGTCGGCCAACGCTCGGGACCAGAACGAGACCTGGGTGATCTGGCCGTCCCAGGAGCCGTTGCCGTAGGGGTGGAACCCGATGTTGAACGTGCCCGAACCGTTCGCCTGGCGGTCATCGCCGCTGTTGCTCGCCGCGCCGATCGACACGCCATCGACGAACAGGCTGAGCGTCTCCGCGGAGAGGCGCATCGCGACGTGGTGCCAGGCGCCGATCGTGGGGCGGCCGCCGAACCGGTTGCGATACCCGGTGTCCCAGATGTCGTTGACGCGGGCGATCCATTGCCCGGCGGGCGACGAGGGGATGCCGGTGCCGCCAGGTCCGGCGCCGGCGGCGATGAGTTGCCACTCTGCCGGTGGGGTGACCGACGCCTTCGTCCAGACGTAGCGCCGCGAGCCGTCGGGGAGTCCGCTCTCCTCGCTCATTGCCAGGGGAGCCTTCCTGTGGGTTCGACGCGCGCCGCCGATGCTTCGACAGCGATGACGGCCACCTCGAGCAGGCCGCCGCCGGCGCCCTTGTCGGCCAGCTCGAAGTGGAGCGTGTCGCCGGCGACGAAGGTGTGCGCCATGGCCAGCCAGATCGTCTGGTGCACGCCTGCGGGGATCCAGATCGGCACGTCGACCTGAACCCCGTTCTTCATCATCCGGATCGTCAGGTCCGACGTGAGGGTCCCCATGCACGTGGCCCGGATCCAGGTGAGTCGAACCGGCCGGTCGAACGTCTCCGGCGTCGAGCGGCCCTTGAGCGGGTCGTCGTTCATGTCGAACAGCTCGCTCTGGGCGAACGGTGCGATTTGGTAGCGGCGCACCACACCGGAGGTGACACCGGTGGAGAGCCACCTGGTCGGCGTCGCGCCCCGCGAGCCGCCGGCGAGCGTGCCGGTGACCCCGCGGTTCAGCATCGCAGCGGCACGCTCTTCCTCGGTTTCGAGGCGGGTGTGCATCTCGGGGGTAGTGGTGGCGCGCCCGTCGCTGTCCTCGACGGCCCGGATCCGAACGACGCGACCCGGTTCGGCTCCGGGGAGGGTGATCGTGTCGCCGGTGCGGAAAGCCCGGTAGGCGGACACGTCGTGGCTCAGCCCTGTGAGCGCTGTGACGATCCGGACGGACTGGCCACCGGCGGCGAGCCGTGCGAGCTCGGCGTCTGCCTCGGCGATCGCCGCGGTGAGCTCGCGGGTGTCGGCCAGGTCGAGGTCCTCCTCGATCGCTCCGTCGGCGGCGACTCGGGCGGGGTCGGAGCGGACGAACTCGCCATCGGCCCACGTGACACGGAGCCTGTTCGGCTGCGCCGCGCGGACCTCGCGCTCGAGGCGCTGCAGCGCGTTCGTGCCGTCGACCTGGACCACCGTCGCGGAGCCCTTGCCGTGGTCGCCCCAGACGTGGAACCGGAGCCCGGGCGCCGCGGCGGACTCGTAGCCGAGGCCGTGCGCCCTGCGGAGCACGTCCCAGACCTCGTCGTTCTGGCGGACGGTGGTCTCGGTGTTCAGCGGCCACGGCCGGCCACCGGAGTCGAGGGTCGCGGTGAACGTCGGTGTGAACGCCGCCGGGATCGACTCGCGGGCCTTCCCTTCGGCGATCAGCTGCAGCAGGATCGTGCCCCACGACGGAGCGGGGATCGTCGCTGGGTTGTCGAGGCACCACCAGTTCGTGGTGTCGGACGACATGACGAGCGTCGCCGAGCTGAGCGGGGTGCCCTCACCGTTGACCAGGTGGTGCAGGTTCACCGACACGCAGTGCTCGAGGTTGAACGTGGCCAGCGTGCCCGGCGCCCAGGACAGGTCGACCATCTGGCCCTTGTCGACCTTGATGCCGATGCGGTGCGTGCCGGCGGTCGCTTGGAACGTCACGCCGACCGGTTCCCGCCAGGCGTTCGCTGGCGCTGGTGCGGACTGCTCGACCTTGATCCCGTCGATGAAGATCTCGACCTGGTGACAGGCCGCGACCCACAGCTGGTAGAGGCCATCCGCGGGGAAGGTCGTGTCGCTGACGAACAGGCCGGTGCGCGGCGCCAGGCTCCGGACGTGCGAGCTCGAGATGATCGCGGTCGACGCGACGGGCCAGCCGTCCGGCGGGAGCCACGGGGTGAACCACGGCGGATCGGTGTTCGGGATGCGCCACGAGTACGAGATGGTCAGCTGTCGGCCGACGGGCCGAGACCAGCCGGCGAGGCTCATCTCGGGCGAGTGCCATGCGAACGTGCGCAGCGACGACGCCGGCTTCGACCCGACGCCGCCCCACGAGCGGACCTTGGAGCGGCGCAGCCAGACCCGCGGGTCGGTGACCTTGATCGTGCGCCGGAGCGCATCGCCGCTCAGGGCGTGCTCCACGGTCTTCCCTGGGGCGTTGATGCGGCCGGTCCAGGCCCAGTCGCCTCGCAGGTGGAAGCGGAGGTGTCGGCCCTCGGTCAGCTGGTCGGCCGCGGTGCGCTCGGCGGTGGTGCCGGTGAGGACCTGCAGCTCGCCGGTGCCGAGCTCGACGATGTCGTCGAGCCACTCGCGCGAGCCGCGCACGCACGACACCGTGGCGATCTTGGTGGCGTCGGCTTCGTCCCACAGCTCGACGGTGATGTCGTCGACCTGGTCGAACGGCTCCGCCGGTGGCGAGGGGAACACGAGCCGTGCGCCGAACCCTCGTGACGCCGCGCCGGCCTGTGGCATCTCGAACACGGTCGGTCCGAACGACACCACGGGCCCGTGCGCGGTAGAGGGGAGCCGTGGGGCGGGGCCCTCGAGGATGAGGCCGACCTCGGAGATCTCGACGTCGTGGGTTGCGGTGTCGGTCATCGAGTCGTTGTCGGTGACCGTGAGCGTGATCGTGTAGGTGCCCGGGGTGGTGTAGGTGTGCGAGGTGGTCGATCCGGAGCCGGGCGGGGTGCTGTCGCCGAAGTCCCAGGACCACGAGACGATCGTGCCGTCGCTGTCGGTGGATCCGGTGCCGTCGACGTCGAAGGGCACGAGAACCGTGCCGGTGCCGGCGGCGGTGATGTCGGCGACCGGGTCGATGCCGGCGGTGAAGTAGGTGTTGTCGATCCAGTCGTACAGCGCGGTGCGGTCGCCGGCGCTGAGCGTGGCGTCGAGCACCGCGAGGAACGCGATCCGACCGTCGAAGAAGAACTGGGTGGAGGTGCGGGTCAGCGCACCCATGACGAAGTTGTCGCGGCTGCCGGTGTCGCCGAACCAGTCGCCGGTGTTCGAACCGCCGGACACCGTGAGGGTCTCGGCGACGTTGTCGATCCGGAGCGCGTAGGCGGATCCGGTCGAGGACCACTCGGCGACCATCGCCGAGGTGGTCATGACCGTCGCGCCGCGGACAGCGTCGCCGGTGTCGGCGTTGGCCTGGTTGATCTGCAGCCGGCCGGACGCGTCGCCGGTGCCGAGCAGCCACCGGTTCGTCGAGGACGTGTCGGCCGAGGACCAGGAGATCGTGGTGTTGTTGTTGGTTGGCTGGTCGTGGGCGAGCACGGCGATGACGCAGCCGCCGGTGGCCGAGGTCAGCGCTGATGCGAGGGTGAGGAAGTCGGCGGCGCCGTCGAACTCGACACACGGCTGGGACAGCGCAGCGAAGCCCGAGGCGCGCATCGTCGGCCGTGCGCCGCCCGACTGGGTGAGCGTGTGGCCGTTGACCCGGTCGACCCACGAGTCGACCGGGTCACCATCGCTGTAGGCGAGGTCGCCTGCCCACCACACCCCGACGGTGGAGGTGAGCGCCGGAGGGGCTGCCATGTCAGTAGGCGATGCCGTTCGGCCACTCGAAGCGGACGTCGGGGTGGGTCGTGGTGGAGAACGACAGCGGGCCACCGGCCCACGTCTCGTCTGCCCAGACGATCAGTGGCGACGTCGCTGCGCTGCCGGTGTCCTTGTAGATCGCGTAGCCCTGCACGGTCTTCGCGGTGGTGAGCCCGGTGAACGTGACCGGGTCTGCGAACAGCACGCCTGCCGGCGAGGACTTCCCGGTGAGGTTCCCCGAGGTGGCGATGCGGTCCCCGGCCGAGATCGACGAGAGAAACTGGTGGGCCTCGGAGTAGACGTAGGTCTCGTCGACCAGGACGAGCTTGATGTTGTCGACGAGCCAGTCGATGTCGGCGTCCTTGAACGCCTTGCGGGCCAACGGGTACACGGCAGCGGTCACGGGGTCTCCTCGAGGAGGGCCGTCGGGACGACGACGCGGATCATCACGAGCGCCTGGCCGCTCAGGTCGATGTCAGACTCGCCCCAGTCGTCGAGCTGCACGCCACCGACGAGCACGAGCCCGGTGCGGCGCACGAGACGGGCCGGGACGCACCCGAAGTCGTCCTCGGCGGCGTCGACGGTGCGGGCCCGGAGCCAGTCGAGGTTCGTGCGGCACCCAGTGAGCCGGTCGGTGACCAGGTCGCCGGTGTCGGCGTCGACGTCGCCACGGACGAGCACCTTCAGGTCGCCGACTCGCTGACCGCGTGCACCGCGGCGGCCGACGAGACCGTCAGTGTCGCTCAGCGCCACGTTGCTGTGCTTCTTCGCCCCAGCGACAGCCATGAACCCGGCGTTCAGGGCGCAGAACGCTCCGCCGGCGTTCAGCGGCACGGTGTTCAGATCGAGGCAGTCGCCCACCCCGGTGAGGTCGGGCCAGCCCGCCATCAAGTGACCTTCAGCTCACGTCGATCGAGCTGGCGGATCAGCTCTCCAGCGGTGTCCATCGGGTCGCCGGAGCGGTCCTCGATGCTGATCTCGTAGGTGTTGCCCGCCTCCGTGGCGCCGAACGTCGCAGCGACCTGGCTCTGGTTGAGGATCTGCCCAGCGCTGTCGGGCCACCACAGCTCCCAGCCCTTCTCACCGACGATCGCCGGCTCGTTCGCACCGAGGTGCCCGCCGTCGGCGAGCTGCCTCTCGGGCAGGAGCCCGCCGAGGACGCCCTGGAAGAGGCCCCGGGACTGGAACCACTCGCGGATGGTGGCGTCGGCTCGGCTCATGTCGGCGTCGATGTCGAGCGTGAAGGTCTTGCCCTGCTGCGCCGCGCCCCACCGGGACACACCGATGTCGGCGGGGTTCGTGTTCGCCCCGACCGGGACGTCGATGCTCGGCCGGCCGAGCATGAACCGCTCCCAGGCGTTGACCTCGTCGGAGGCGGGGACCGTGTCAGCGTCGACCGGCACGGTGGCGCCGTTCTCGGTCTGGGCCCAGTCGATCCAGCCGGTGAGGCCTTCGGTGGCCATCGTCGGGTCGGCGTTGAGAGCGATGAGCAGCGGGTTCTCGAGCAGCCCGTCCTGCATGTCGATCGCGAACGCCTCGACGAGCGACTGCGCGGTAGCCCAGTCGCCCTCGGCGATCTTCGCTCCGATGAACGCGTTCAGGTGCACGTTGCCCTGGGCGTCAAGCTGGCCGCCGATGAACTCGCGCAGCACCTGGATCTTCGCCATCGCCTCGGTCTCGCCGGAGACGGCGATGGCGACGTCGACCTGCTCGGGGAGCAGGCCCATGGTCTCGAGCAGCTCGTGGGTCTGGCTGTCGGAGAGGCCGGCGGCGTCGAAGATGCCGAGCAGGCCGTCGCGGATCCGATCCGCTGTGGCTCGGGCGGAGTCCGCGCCGCGGAACTCGAGCGCCGCTGCGATCGACTGCTGCGCAGCGTCGCCTGCCGACATGATGTCGCTGAGCGCTGCGCGGGCCTCGCCAGACACGCCCTGGAGGCCCTCGGCGACGTCGGACACATCGAGGTCACCGATCTGGTTGACGCTCTCGAACACGCGGCTCATGGCGTCGTCGACGGCGAGCGTGGCGCTCAGAAGGTTGTCGATCGACGTCGAGTCCTCGAGCGACTGGAGGAACGCGTCGGCGCCTGCAGCTGCAGCGTCGAGTCCGGAGCGGGCCATCGCACCGGAGAACTCGAGTCGATCGAGCTCCCGACCGAACGACGTCGTCGCCTCGCGGGCGTCGAGCGACTTGGTGCGCACCAGGTCGATGTCGACGCCGAGCAGCTCGGCGACGTTCCACCCGTGCTTCGCGACGCCGGCTTCGAAGCCGGTGGCGAGCGCTGCGCCGGTGGACTCGCCGAGCTCGGACGCCTCGCCGGTGCTGAACCCGAGCGCGCGGGCGATCAGCCCGGCGACACCGGTGACCGGGAGCAGGATCCCGTCGAGGATGAGCCGGCCGATCTGCTGGCCGACGTCGCCCCAGTTCTCGGCCTGGATCAGTCCGGCGATCGGCTCGAGGATGAAGTTCGCGACGTCCTCGCCCAGCCCGAGCCCGGCACGCTTCACGGTCTCGAGCGACGACTCGAGGCCTGCGAGGTCGTCCTGGGCGTCCTGCGCTGCTCCGGAGATCTCGCCGATCTCGTTCGCCGCGGTCGACAGGTCCATGGCGAGCAGCGCGTTCTGCATGTCTTCGGACTGGGTGCCGAAGAGCTGCACGGCGATCGCCGCCTGCTGAGCCGGATCCTCGACCTTGCGGAGCTCGTCGAGCACACGGTCGAGCGCTGCCGATGCCCGCGGGCCGCCGGCGGCGATCGCGTCGGACACAGCGGTCCACTCAAGGCCGAGTGCCTGAAGCCCGGAGATCGTCGTGTCGGAGCCGTCCTGGGCCCGGATCGCGAACTCCTTCAGGGTGTCGGCGGCGATGTCGGCGTCGCGGGCGCCAGCCTGGATGCCCTGGGTGATCAGCCCGAGGGCCTCCTCGCCCTCGAGGCCGAGCTCGCGGAACTGGGTCGAGTACTCGTTGAAGGTGTCGAGCAGGTCGCCGCTCTTGTCCGCGACGCCCTGCAGGCCGACCGTGATGAGGTCGAACGCCTCGGTCGAGTTGTCGACCAGCCCGGTCCTCACCAGCTGCGACGCCGCGTTGATCGACTGGTTGAGGTCCTGGTCCCAGACCGCCGCGGTGGTGAGCGCCGCCGCGCTGATCTGGCGCAGCTCGGCGGTGGTCGATGCGCCGAGACCGGCGGCGTTGCGGCGTACATCGGCGACCGCCGCGGCGACCTGCTCGACCGACCCGCCGTAGTTCCCGCGGAACAGGTCCTTGCTGAGCCCGGAGAGACGCTCCGCCTCGAGCTCGGTGGCGCCGAGCTCGGCGCGGAGTCGTGCTCGGACACCATCGAAGTTGATCGAGTCGATCGCGCCCTTGACGAGCGCCAGCCCGATGATGCCGCCGGCAGCAGTCGCCGGGTTCGTCAGGGCAGGCCCGAGCGGGCCCAGGGCGTCGCCCAGCACGTTGGAGATCCCCGCTGCGGACTCTGCGAGACCCGATGCGAGCCCGCTGGTTACGCCCGACGCAGCGGCGCCGCCCAGATCGGCGCCGCGGGCGGCTGCTTCGACACCGAGCTCGGCGAACTCGCCGCCGATCTCGACGCCTGCCTCCGCGAGCCCGGACAGCACACCGGATGCGATGTCGGAGCCGGCCTCCTGACCAGCGGAGAACCCCTGCGAGCCGAGCGATGCGAAGGCGGGATCGAGCGAGTTGCCCAGATCCGCAGTGCCGGAGCGGAACGAGTCGTTGACGCCGGCGGCGAGCTCGCCGCCGGCGTCGCGGCCGACCTGGTCGGCGCGCCGCTCGAGCTCGGTGCTCTGGGAGCGCAGCTGGTCGCCGAGGTCGCTGCCGAGCCCGCGGGTCCCTTCGGCGAGGCCGGCCTCGATGTTCTCACCTACGCGGCGCCCGGAGTCGGTGCCGACGCCGGAGATCGACGACTCCAGGCCGCCGTCGATCCCGGCGCCGAGCTGTCGGCCGAGCTCGTCGCCGGCGGAGCCGGCCGAGCTCGACGCTGAATCCGTGATGCGCTTCACCGCGGCGGAGACGTCGCCGCCGGCCTGGGCGAGCCCGTCTGCGATGCTCGCGCCGAGATCCCGGCCGGCGGACGTGCCCACCGCTGCGAGGATTGGGGCGAGCTGCCGGTTCATGGCGGCGGACGCACCGTCGAGGCTCGGGATGACCTGCAGCGTGGAGTAGCCGAACACCGGGCTGGTCACTGCTGGCTACTCCTTCCGTTCAGCGAGTCGATCGAGCTCGGCCTGCCGCCGGGCCTTCGCGGCTTCCCAGACGGCCTCACGGTCGACGGGGCTGCCATCTGCGTCGGGGTCGTCGTCGATCGGGATCCGGCCGTGCCACGGCGGGGGCACCTGCCTCGTGACGAGGGCGAGGACAGCGCGGCGGATCTCGTCGAGGATGTGGTCGCGGCGCTCGAACGGCCGCCCGTAGAGCTCGGTGAGCACAGCGCCGCCGGGGACTGGATGGCGGACCACCAGGGCGTTGATGCGACGCAGCGTGAGCGCCGGGTGGCGCCCGGCTCCCGGGCGCCACCGGTCTCTGATGTCGACCCCGCGGGTCTGGAGGTCGGCCTCCACAGCGGATGCGTGGTCACGCAGCAGCTGCAGGAGGCCGGTCATTCCCCCGCGGTCTTGAACCCCATGGCGACGGCGATGTGGCCGGCGAGCTCGTCGAGCTCAGACCGGCGCGCCGATCGGCCGAGGTGGCGCCACTGCTCGGGTCCGACGAGTCCCTCGATCGCCGCGGCGTTGTGGCCTCTCGAGAAGTACGCCATCGTCTCGATCGTCGGGTCGGGGTCGATCTCGTAGACCGTCCCCTTCCACTCGAACGTGGTCGGGATGCCCGAGACCTCCGCCTGTTCGGCGGAGGCCTCGGCGTCGGCGTGTTCGCTCACGACGACGTGACCAGACCGCGCTGGATCAGGAACAGCCCGGAGTCGGTGTCCGGGAAGATCGTCGCGATGAACGGGTGCCGCTCCGACTGCGACTCGCCTTCGGTGGTGTCGCCGTTGATCCGCACCTCGGCCTCGTTCTTCGAGATGCGCCGCTGCTTGATCCCGCGGCCGGTGTCGTAGGTCTCGAAGCCGATCTTCACGCGCTCGGGGCCCCGCTGGTACTGGACACCGTCCTCGATGTGCTCGAGCCGATCGATCGTCGGGTTGGTCTCCAGAGCGGTGAACGTCTTCGTGGTCGTCACGCCGGACTCGAGATCCGCGATCTGGATGTTGCCCCAGGCGCTCTCGGTCGAACGCGTCGAGGTGCGCCCGGTCGTGAAGCCCTGGCCGCCGTCGAGGAGGCCGACGGCATCCCAGCCCTCACCGAACTCGTCGTTGAGCGTCTCCGGCGGCTCCGGGAACACGCCCGCGATCGCGAACGCGATGTAGACGATCGCGTTGCGCCACGCGCGTGCGTTGTCGGGGTTGCCCCAATCGGGCATGGTCGACCTCCTTGGTCGGTGGTGGTTGACCGCGCCCGATCTGGGGCGGTTCGCGCTAGGCGAGGGTGGAGCGCATCTCCATGCGCACGGTCGAGGCGGCGATCTCGCCGCCCGTCGACGGGTCCTCGCCGGGCTGCACACCCGTGAGGAACGTGACGCCGCAGACGCCGCCGAACCCCGGGTGGGCGAGCAGCACGCCCTGGGCGAGGGCACAGAGCCGCTTCGCTCGGCCGGTGGTTGCGGCGTACGCGACGAGACGGATCGTCTGGAAGGCCAAGAGCAGACCGTCGCCGCCCGGGGTGGCGTCCCACGCGACGAGCACGTGCTCGTCGGATTCGGGGGTCCAGTCCTCGGGCAGGTCGACGGCGACGGTCACCGGGGCATTCACGTCGGCAGCCCAGCGGGAGGGGAGCTGGTCGCCGAGCCAGAGCGTCGCGGCCTCCTGGCCGTCGGCGAAGACGTAGACGGGGAGCTCGGTCACTTCGTCGTCACCTCGTGGCCTGCTGCGCCGGCGGCGCGGGTCCAGATGCCGTCGCGCACCGCCCAGGTCCGGGCCCGTACGTCGCGGATCGTCACCGACGCCGCCGAGCGGTCCGTTCGGTAGGTGTCGACGACCACGTCGGCGTCGGGCTGGATGGCCTCGACGTTCCGGGCGATCGCCTGAGCCTCCGACCGGCACGCCTGGGTGGCCTCGGGACTGTTGAGCACGGTGAGGAACCCAGCGCGGTTCGGGCGGAACGCCGCCGTCATCAGAGCGTGCCGCGGGTGAGCAGCTCGAGCAGGCCGTGGCCCTGGATCACAGCGTCCTCGTCCTCGTAGACGTGCGTCGCGCCGCTCCGGGTGCGGATCGTGACCGTCGAGATCCCTTCCTCGCCCGGGGCGGTGGCGTCGACCGACTCGATGCTGGCCAACCGGAGGCGTGTGCCGGCGAGCTCGACCCACTCCGCCGGCCCAGCCTCGGTCTGGTCGATGTCGTCGAGGCGCTCCGCGATGCGGCGCAGCTCGACCTGCACGGCGTTGCCCGGCTGTGAGCCGTCGAGCATCGAACGCTGCCGGTCCTGCTCGTCGAGCAGCTCGGCAACCTGGCGCAGGATGTCGCCGTCGGTGTCGCTCATCCTCGACCTCGCTTCAGTCGGATCTCGATGCCGGCGGTGCCGAGTCCGGACTCGGCCTCCGCCCAGACCGCAGGAACGCCCTCGACCTGGTAGGTGGCGCCGTCGACCTCGACCCGGTCGACGTCGGCCAGGTCGAGCACGACGCCTTCGGGCAGGTCCTCGACCGCTGACAGGTCCGGGAGCGCCGGCCGGTAGAGCGACAGGTCGACGGCGACGCCGTCTCGGCCTCGGCCGCCGACGTCGGCGGAGTTCCGTGGGCCCATGTGGCAGTCGTCGACGTCGACCCGGATCGGCTCGCCGGCGACTGGGGTCCCGAGCGGGTCACGCCCGCCCGGGTGGTCCCAGATGAGCGTGGCGATCACTCGAACTCGCCGACCCAGACCGAGTGCGCCCACGGCGTCGGGTCGGCGTAGGGCCGCTGCTCGAGCTCGTCGGTCTGGGTCCAGCCGCCGGCACGCTTCGTGCGCACCAGGGTGCACTCGCGGGCCGCTCCGGACTCGCCGGAGAGCAGGACCTCGTCGAGGGGCAGGTGGTACCCGGTCGGGACCGTCACCAGCAGCTGGCCACCGGGGGCCAGGAGACCGCGGAGGTGCTCGAGCGCAGCGATCGCCGCGCCCGGGTCGAGGTCCTCGGGCTGGCCCTCCCAGCCGACGTGTTCGATCGTGCTGATCGACACGATGGCGTCGTACTCGCCCTCGATGTCGAACAGGTCGACGTTCTCGACGCCCTCGGCGACCTCGAACAGGTCGACGATGCGGTACGTGCCGCCGGCGATCGGCTCGGCGAGGCCGTAGTGGCTGAGCACGTTGCCGACCTCGAGCACCGCCGGCGCCTCGCCGGTCTCGCCGGCCCGGGCGCCGACACCCGCGAGGAACAGCTCGGCGATCGGGATCTCGACGCGCCGCTCGTTGAGCTTCGTGTCGTTGTACTCGTGGTCGAAGCCCTCGAGCTCGATGCCGTGGAACTTGAACTTCATAGGGGTGCCTCCTGGTCAGGCGTTGTGCGAGTTGTGCCAGTGGTGCGCCCCGAAGCAGTAGGGGTGCGCCGTGGCGTGGTCCTCGCCGCGGCGGTGCTTCTCGTTCCACAGGTACGGGCTGAAGCACACGGGCGGCAGGCAGAGCACGTCGGAGCGGTCACGGAGCGTGTCCTGGGCGACCTTCGGGCCCGAGTGGAGGGCTCCGAGGGGGAGCCGTTCGATGGCGAGCTCGATGCACTCGAGGAACGCCGGGTGGCCCGGGCGCGAGCCGAGCACGGCGTCGTTGAGCGACCACGGGGACTCCCACGTGGCGAACGCCTCGAGGCCGATCAGCGGGTCGAGCCGCCGGTAGAGCTCGACGTCGCTGTCGAGGTAGATCCCGCCCCAGGTCCAGAGCGCCTCGAGGCGGATGAGCCCGGCGCGCTGTGCACCGTTGAGGCACTGGTCCCAGTGGCCGGCGGTGAGCGGGAACAGCGCTGGGTCGATCGGGTCGCGCAGGTCGAGGAACTCCCAGCCGGGGTGGAGCTCCTGGGTGTGCGCCCAGAAGCCGTCGACCTCGGCGGTGGTGTGCTCGGGGACCGTTCGGATGATCCGACGGGGGATCACCGCTCGGCGATCAGGGCCCGCATCTGGGCCTCGTCGTTCACGGCCGCCCAGTAGCGCTGGGCGAGCACGGCGTTGGGGCGGTGGCGCTCGGATCCGATGTCGCGCACCGCGGGGTGCCAGAGCGACACGGCGAGGCCACGGTGGCGGACGACGCCGGAGAAGCACGTCGCTACGGCGACCAGCTGGTCGTCTTCGCCGCCCCAGCCACTGAACCGCTCGTCCTGGCCACCGATCAGGTCCCAACCGGCGGCCGAGACCACGATGACACCGCCGTTGGCGAGCCCGGGCCGGCTGTCGGTGCCGGCGTAGAGGCACTGGTCGAACGGGTAGTGCAGCCGGCGGTCGCCGGCATCGGCGAGCGCTGCGATGAGCCCGCTGGGTGACGGGACCGTGTCGGCGTCGGTGATCACGAACCGGTCGTGGCCTGCAGCTGCAGCAGCGGCGGCTCCGGCGTTTCGACAGGCGCCGAGGTTGAAGATCTCGTGGTCGGTGTCGACCTCGAACACCTCAGCGTCGGGCAGGTGCTGGGCGTACCAGCCGAGGACGAAGTCGTGGGCGGCCTGCCGCGTCGGCGAGGGCCGCCACGGGACGATGAGTGCGGTCATCCGGCGAGCTTCTCCAGGTGGTCGACGAACAGGTCGAGATCGACGGCGGGGTCGAGCTGGGCGGAACGCTGCGAGGCGAGTTCGGATGCGGCCGCCCACTCGTCGGGGTCCTTCAGCCGCTCGATCTCGGCGACCCAGCCGTCGATGTCGTCGCGGTCGACGAAGATGCCGGCGGTGCCGAGCGACTCGATCAGCCCGCCTGTGGGGTGTGCGATGACCGGGATGCCCGAGGCCATCGCCTCGACCCCGGTGCGGCCCCACGACTCGCTCTGCGACGGCATCAGCAGCACCCGGGTCCGGGCGTAGACGGCGTCGCGCATCTTCGGCGTGGTCTGGATCGTCTCGACGTTCGGGCACCGCGGGATGACCTGGTGGCCGTAGTCGCCGCGCACCCCGAGGAACCCGGTCATCGGCATGCGCTCGGCGATACGCCACATGACCCGGCCGCCCTTCGGCTCGGAGAGGTTCACGAGGGTGACCAGGTCGCCGGGCGTGGTGGCGTAGTCGGCAGGGTCGACCGGCGGCCGGCACACGACCGACGAGCAGCTGTGCGAGGTGGCGGCCTCGAGCGACGTGCTGTTGAACACTGCGAGCGCGGCGCCGGCGAGCTCGTCACCGGTGAACCTGCTGTGCACCATCCGGACTGACGGCCGACCGACCTCGGCGGCGATCTGGGAGCCGAGCCGGCCGTCGCCGCAGTGCGACACGACGACATCCGCGTCGCGGGCGAGGTTCACGGCGTGCATGCGGCCGCGGATCCCGCCGGTGTCGACGGTGATCCCGTCGATCGTGTAGCCGCGCTCGTCGGACAGCGCCGAGAACACGTGCACCTGGTGGCCACGGCCGAGGGCGTGGCGCAGGAACTCGTGGGTGGCGAGCCAGGCACCGACGCGGCTCTGAGGCGGGTAGAGCGGCGTGACCGCAACGATCCTCACAGGAGGTCCCTCCAGTCGACGTCGTAGTCGTCGAAGCCGACGTCTGGGGTCTCGAGCTCACCGCGGGTGGTCGAGATGGTGCCGAGACCGCGGATGCCCTTCGAGCGGATCCCGACGCGTGCCTTCTCCTCGTCGGAGAGCGACATGCCGAGCGCGTACCAAGCGGCGACGCTCTTCGAGAACGGCCCGGACACCTGCTGGGTGATGCCCTTGGGGTTGAAGTAGACGCGGGCGGCGACCTCGAGCACGACGCTGCGCGCCTCGCCGAGCTGGACCTCGGACACGTCCGGCTCAGGCTCGCCGTCCTCGCCCACCCACGCGCGGTCCGTCTCGGATCGCACGAGGGTGGACGCGGCGGTGAGGATGGCCTCCGCCCGCGAATCGTTCGTGACCGGGTCAGGGACCCACGTCACGAACGTCTCAAGATCGACGAGCGGAGGCAGCATCAGGAGCCGGCGCGGGTGATCTTCACCGCACGGATGAACTGCAGGTCCGTGCCGTTCTCGTTGTCCGGCTCCTCCGCGGCGACCCAGCGGCCGTCGTCGTCGAACTCGCCGTGGTCCTGCACGATGTTCGTGCCCACGAACGAGTCGAAGCCCAGGATGTCCTGCCAGGCGTCAGCGGACGGGTCGAACGCCCGGATGGCGCGCATCGCGAAGCCGCCCTTGGACATCGTGGTGCCCCACGGCACGCCCTCGGGCACCTGGGGCACCTTCGAGGAACCCGCGTACGCGGTGCGGTGGAACGCGAAGCCCTCGTCGGGGTCGAGCGCGGCGGAGACGAGGATGCGACCGAACCCGGCGAGCGGGAGGATCATCGCCTCGCGCAGCGCCGCGTTGCCGCTGTCACCTGCGGAGTCGGCCCGGCGGGCCTGGTCCGACGTGATGATGTCCTCGGCGATGTTCGCCCCGACGACGGCGACGCGGCCCGACTGGGGCACGAACGCCATGTTGAGGTGCTTGCCGGCGCGGGCGAACGAACGCTGGGGATCGTCGGGGTCGAACGCCACGGACTTCGCGTACGTCGCGCTGCCCATGAGGTCGGCGACCTCGTCCTCCCAGCCCTGCACCATGCCGGCGGAGATGGGCTGGAGGACCTGAGCGCCGAAGTCCTCGATGTCGAGCGTGAGCTCGGCGTCGGTGATCTCGACGTCCTTGTAGAGGTTGGTGGTCAGCGTGACTGCCACCGTGCCCTCGGCCAGCCCGTCGCGAGTGCGGGTCGCGCCGGAGCGCAGACCGCGCTTGCGTGCGGACGTCACGGCGGGGATGCGGAGGGTGATCGTGTCGCCCTTCGCGCCCTTGAAGTCGCCGGCGGGATCGAGCCAGATGAGCTGGGGGAGCACGGTCTCGCGGCGCAGGGCCCCGATCAGTGCGCCGACCACCTTCTCGGCCTTGATGAACTCCATCGCCACGGGGGACCTCCTTGGTCATGGGGGTGTGACCGCGTCGGCTCCGTGGCGGGGCCGTGCGGGGTTCCTCAGGGCCGGGGGATGGCGTCCGCGAGCTTGTCGGGGTCCATCTCCTCGACCTCCTCGGTCGGGTCCGTCCCGCCCCTCAGGGACTCGGACGGCTTGCTCGATGGCGGCGGGGTCGGCTTCTTCTCCGTGGCACCCGCGGGGAACTGCTCGAGGATCTCGTCCGCGTCGGCGGCGAGCTCCTCGATGGTGCTGCCGCTGAGCCGCTTCGCCTGGCCGGCGGTGAGGCCCTTGTCGAGAGCGACCTGGAGCCGGTCAGCGCGCTGGGCTTCGCTCGTGGCCTTGGCCTCGGCGGCGGCGAGCTTGTCGGCGGCCTTCTGAGCCTCCGACTTCTGCTCCTCCTCGAGCGCGTCGAACTTGTCGGCCTTGGCCTTGAGCTCGTTGTTCTTCGTGCGAGCTCCGGCGTTCTCCTGGCGGAGGCTCCGGACCATCGCCCTGAGCTCTTCGGGGTCGTCGGGCAGGTCGCCCTTCTTCGGCTCGTCCTTCTTCGGCTCCGGCTTCTTGCCGTCGTCCTTCGGGTCGTCGGTGCCTGGTGGCATGTGGTGGCCCTCCTGGGGCGTGTACCCCCGCCTCCTGGGCGGGGTCGGTCCGCGGTGTGCGGAGCGAATTGGGGTGCTGGTGGTTCAGCTCGAGCCGACCCAGGCGCGGACGCGGGCGTTCGCGTCGGCGCGCTGGGCGTCGGTCAGGTCGCGGCGCATGAACTGGGCGACCCGTTGGGTGTCGCCCCAGCCGTCGATGTAGAGCGGCTGCGAAGAGCAGCTGCAGCTGTCGTGCGCGGCGAAGTGCCGGGTGGCCTCGTCGTACACAGCCCCTCGGTCAGCGAGGTTCGAGCAGAACTTGCAGGCGGATCCGGAGGTGACCCGGCGGTACCCGCGGGCGGCGGGGTCGGCCTTGGTCGTCTCTGCGATGGTCTCGCGGCCGCCGGCGAGGGCGTGGCGCATGCCCGATGCCGCCGACGTCGCCTGAGCGGTCTCCGCTGCAGCGGCGAGCGGCCGGGCGAGCGTCATCGCCTGCTTGAGCGCTACCGGTCCGGTCACGGTCAGCGACGTCGTCAGGGCCGTGACGTCGACCGCGGACATGACGACCGGGGCGAACATCTCGCCGACGGCGAGCAGCCTCGACACGTTCAGGAAGTCCGCGGCGAGCCGCGCCGACTCCGTGCGCCGCTGCTGTATCACCCGCGTTGAGACGAGCAGCCAGTTCGGCGTCGTCTCGTCGAGACGCTTCGGGTCGATCAGCGACCAGGTGGCGAGGAGATCGGCGACCGTTGCGACTCCGAGCCGGGCCTGAGCGAGCCGATGGGCCTCGGTGATTCGCGACGCCTCGAGCGTCGCGCTCACGCTGCACCAGGCAGCACGAGCCCCGATTCGGGTTCGGGCGACACCTGTCCCGCCTTCAACTCCCGGATGAGCTCGCCGAGGCCGCCACCGCGCTCGGTGATCTCCTTGGCCTCGTCGATGTCGGTCTGGGTGAAGCCCGGAATCTTCGGCCAGAGGACCTCGACGGGCACGCCGAGCTGCTGTGCCAGCTTGCCGAGCGCGTCGGCGGCCTGGGACAGCGAACGAATGCTGGTGTCGGCCCACCGGACGTTCGCTGCGAAGTCAGCAGCACCGTCGGCGTCGCCGAGGATGGCGCAGTTCAGACGGAGGTGCTGAGCCAGGTCCTCACCGAGGGTGAGCTTCCGCTCGTCGGACTTCGCCGTCTGGGACGCCTTCGCCGCGGCGAGCGCCTCAGCCGACAGGTTCGCCATCTGGCCGAGCAGCTCGAACGCCGGCGTCTGCGACACGGCAGCGAGGTCGGTCTTGTCGGCCTCGTGCGCCTTGATGAACCCGTCGAGTTGGGTCGCCGGCAGCGATCCGAACTTCGTGTCCTTGTCCTCAGCGACCAGGAAGTCCTCGACTGAAAGCCGGATCTTCGCCTGCTCGCTCGACTCGCCCTCGCGTGCGGATTCCTCGACGGACATGCCGGCGATCGTCTTCACGATCCACGAGGCGAACCGCTGCACGATCAGCCGGTCGTAGGAGGTCTGGTCGATCTTGCCGAGTAGCGGGATGAACGGCTCGACCTCACCGGTCGATCGACCCTCGAGGTCGAACCGGTTGCAGTAGCGCACGACCGGCGTGACACCGACCTCGTGCACCTCTTCCTCCCAGCCCTTCGGCTTGTCCTCGAGGTTCTCGATCGTCGCCGTGTACCGCAGCGTGTCGTCGAGCACCCGGAGGCGGTAGCCGCCCTTGACCTTCGACACGGCGAGTGTGAACTGGGGCCACTCGTCCTCGGCGACATCGGCGTAGACGGCCACCATGTCGCGGGGGCTCACCGCCCGCATCACTGGCATCGGCTCGCCGGTCAGCGCGTCGACGCCGGGCATGGACGTGCCGTAGGCGATGCCGTAGGTGAGGACCGAGCGGTACAGCGCGACCTGGCGGCCGCCGAACCGGTTGGCCTGGAAGGTGCGCCAGGCGGTCGTGTCGTCGGGGTCGTCGGGTCGGCGGTACCCGACGGCGTTGAGCGTCTGAGCGACGCTCGAGACGATCAGGTCGCCCCACGGGGCTTGGGCCCGCTTCGCGAGCTCGGTGTGCTCGCTCGTCGCCCTCTTCGGCTTGCTCGGCTTGTCGTGGTCCCACCGGGCCCACCGGTCGATCCGGTTGAGCTTGCGGCGCTCTCGTCGCCACAGAGGGAGCAGCTGGTCTCCCACCAACTGCGACAGCTCGTTGTGATCCACCAGGCCCCTCCTTTCACCAGACGCGGCCGCTGCGCTTCTGCGTGAGCACGCCGCTGTTGAGCACCAGGCGCCGGAGCATCCGGCCGCCGACCATGCACACCGCGAGGTCGACCTTCTTGGGCGACTCGCGGTGCCCCTTCCAGAGCGACACGCCGTAGCGGTTGGGGTACCGCTTCGCGTTGCGCACGTGGATCCGCATGCGTCCGTCGCCGTCCCATGTGAGCGCCGGCGTCTCGTCGTTCATGACGGCGGTCGCTGCCGCTTCCATGTCGGCGATGCACCGCTCGGCCGCCGCGGTGAACTCCGCGGTTCGGCCGGGCGAGGCCATGTCCCACATGATCGAGTGGCCGGTCTTGCCGGGCTTCGCCCACAGGAGCAGCTGGTCCTTGTACCGGCGATGCCACTCGTCGATGAGGTCGTCCCAGAACCGCTCCTGAGTCTCGTCATCTCGGGCGTGGCTCGGGTCGGCGAAGAACGCGACGACCTCGTAGTCCTCGAACACCTGGGTCACTCGGGCGTCGACGGAGTGCCGCGGAACGATCCAGTCCTTCGCCCGGCCCTTCGGCGGTTTCTGCCACAGGCCGAGCGTGATGACGTGGCCATCCGAGATGCGCACGCCCACGAGGGCGGTCGCATCGTCGGACTTCGAGCCGTCGAAGAACAGGACGATCTGGTCGGACCCGATGACCTTCGTGCGGTCGATCAGCAGCTCGAACTTCTGGGGGTCGGCCCAGGCGTCCTCCGTGGCGGTGACCTGGTTGTACCAGAACCGCCTCGATCGGCTCGGGGAGTTGCGTGGGTCGAGGATCGACTTCACGATCCGCTTCGTCGAGAGCCAGACCGAGTCGCCGCGGATGGCCTCGACGACCGCGGGCGCATCCTCGGCGGTGAGCGGCGCCTCGGGTGGCGCCTCGAGCGAGTCGTACAGCGTCGACGAGTCGAGCTCGGTCTCGCCGGCGAGGGCGAGCTCCCACGCTTCGCGGTCGCGGAGACCAACCGAGTCCTGCGACGGGTCCGGGGCGTTGGTGATCGCGAGCGACCTTGCGGCGCCGTCGGAGCTCTTCGTGGCGTTGCGCTCGATGACGTCCGCCATCTCATGGCCCGAGTTGGACTCGAGCCAGTGCTGGGTCTCGTTCTTCAGCACCGCGGTGGCCCGGACGCCCTCGAGGGTCGTCGGGGACGAGGTGACCGCCTCGATCAGGCGGTCGTCGCCCAGGCCGTGGACCGTCTCCTTCAGGATCTGCAGGCGGAACCGGCGCTTCGCCTCCGGCGTCCAGAGCCGCGGGAAGAGCCGCATCGTGTTCTTCGTCTGCTGCAGCGATGTCGCCGCGACTTGGACCCACGCCTCGGGCGAGTCGGTGGCGATCGGGTGATCGCCGTCCCAGCCGGCGAAGCGGCAGGGCCCGAAGGCCTCGATCCCGAGGTAGGTCGCGCCGACCGGATCTTTGCCCCAGCCCTTCAGCCGCTGGAGCACACCGTCGTCGTAGGCGAACGAGCCATCCGGCTCGAGCGAGTACCACCAGAGGAGGAACCGGGCCTGCTCGAGGGTGTAGCGCCAGGGCTTGCCCGGCGCGTGCTGGAAGTTGGTGCCGGCGAATCCGAGCGCGTCCCACCCGAGCGTCGCGTGTGGCAGGACCCACAGTCCGTCGCGGCCGATCTGCCAGGTCGGACCCAGCCGGACGGGCTCCCACGGGCAGCCGGCCCAGGGCAGCTCGGCCGGCCGAGCGAGCTGCTCGCGGTACCAGCGGATGACATCGTCGTGGTCTTCGCCGACCTGGACAGCGCGTACGGCCCTACGCGCCACTGCGCCATCGAGACTCTGCGGCGGCCCGAGCCCCGGTGGAGTCGCCCTGCCCCTCGCCGGGCACTGGGGTGCCGTCGTCGGGCAGCTTCAGCGCGGCGAACAGCTGGCGCAGCTGGCCGCGGTGCTGGCGGATCTCCTGGACAAGCGGGTTGGCGACGGGCTGGCCCATCGAGCCGTGCACGATGAGCTCGGCATCCTGCAGCGCCTCCTCGAGCCGGTCGATCAGGTCGACCTCGCGGCACGCGTCCTCGAGGATCCGGTACTCGTCGGGTCGGAGCACGTAGGTCGAGCAGACCGCCTTCCACATCTTGCGGCCGGCGGCGCCGAGGTTCTTCGGCGCGGGCTTCGTCGCCACGGTGACCTCCTGGGTCGCCGCCACCTGGGCGGTTGGGCACTACCGGGCCGGCCTGAAAAACAGGGGAAGGGCCCGCACGCATCCGGAGCTGCTATGCCGAACGGCCGTGGTGGGGGTGGGGGAGGGGGGTCACCCCCCACCCCTGCGGCGCAGTCCCGGGTGCTGCTCAGGTGGTCGAGTCCGGCTCTTCCGGGCCCGGCCACGTTGTTGCTCAGCGCGTGTCTTCTCCCTGTGGTGGCCGCGGCACAGCCCCTGGCCGTTGGACTCGTCGTCCGTGCCGCCCTCGGCCTTCGGGATGACGTGGTCCGCTTCGACCGACGGGCGGTCGCAGTCGGGCCACATGCACACCGGATTGCGCTCGAGGATCCGCCTGGCCGTCGCAGTCGGGAAGCCATCGCTGTGGCTGCCGGCCCAGCTCATCGGGTCAGACCCTGAGACGCGAACGAGGCGTGGCCCACCAGGGGCGCACGCCTCAGCAATGGCGGCAACGTACCACCTCGGTGGTGACAGGTGGTGACATCGCTGCTCAGTGCTCCTCGTTGACGCGGTACAGGTGCTGCTGCGCGACCACCGTGAGACCCAGCAGGCCGAGGGTGCGCTCCTCGCCACCGAAGCGGACGCCGTACGACGGGGCACCGTCGTGGTCGAGGTAGCTGTACGCCGCGACGTAGCCGTTCAGGATCGCAACCCGCGGGTCGAGAGCGACGATCAACGGAGCGAGGCCGTGGGCATCAGTGCCGAGCTGTTCCCCGGCAGTGCGCAGCCGCCTGACCTCCGTCAGCGCTGATGCTGCCTTCGATCCGCCGAGTGGGCCAGGGCGGCCAAGCGCGTCGAAGACCAGGTCCCACTCGTTCAGGACCTGCACCGCTGACTCCTTCCACGCTCGGAGCCGCTCGAGCTCGTCGACCTGGTCACCCATTGGCTCGCACCAGTCGAAGCACCCAGACATTCGGTTCGCCGTCGCCTGCTTCGGCCAGCTCGATCAGGCCGGCTGCCTGCAGATCAGCCCAGCAGTTCCGGATCGTCTGGCGCGACGTAAGCCCGGTCATCTCCAGCAGCAGCCGCACCGGGTCGCTGAACTCTCCGTGCTCGTTGGACCGCTCGAGCATCGCCAGCCCAACGAGCTTGCGGGTCGACGACAGGCTGGTGTCCCAGAGCGCCCACCGCCACTCCCGGCGGAGCGTGAACTCTCGCCGCTGGCGTCGCTCCACCCGCTCGGCTGGGGTGCGGTACACCGAGGCGAGGTCGATCGTCATGTGCTTCTCCCTGGAGTGTCGGGACAGGATCGAGAGTGAGGTCGTCATCCATCGGCGTCGCCGCTGAGGATGCGTGCGAGCACGTCGTCAGGCACGGCCGGCCCGAGCCGTGCGAGCTCTTCCTGCTGACGCCACGTGAGGTTGTACTCGCGCCCCTGGAAGAACATCGACGTGACTCGGGAGCCGTCGGTGCGCACCAGCGTGCGGTCCTCTGAGATGCCCGACCACTTCGCCCGGTCGCGTTCGAACTGGGCCCGGTCGGCGCCCCCTGGTCCTTCCCAGGCCGCCTCGACACGGAGCCACGCCCGGTAGCAGGCCTGGCAGTAGTCGCCGCGTGGGCGGTCGTTCGCCGTCATGGCGATCACGCGCTCGCAGGCCTTGCACGCCACCTTGGGGCGCTCGGGCTTCTCAGCGGTCTCGCCCATGCGCCCGATCGGTGAGAGCCGCTCGAGCTCACGGCGAGCCCCGTAGGCGCCGGCATAGATCGTGGCCAGCTCGTCGTCGACGTTGGCCAGGACCTTGGCGGCGAACTCGCGGGCGAAGAACTCCGCCAGGACCGGGTCGGAGTGGGTGTCGCCGCCGCTCACCCGTTCGGCGATCGAGGCGCCGCCTGGGGACATCAGCAGTGCTGCGCCCGTCTGGGCGGCGTCGAGCTCGGTGAGCAGCGCTGTGACGCGCTCGACGAGGCCCAGAAGGTGGCTGCGTCGGTCGCGGAACTGGCGGTGGAGCTCTGAGGGTCGTGTCACGTTTCGTAGTGCAATCGGCTCGGTCCGCCGTCACGGCGGAGGGGTTCGGGTCGTCCTTCGGTGGGGTCGCCGCCGCTCTTCACGTCGGGCAGGCGTCGCATCGCCTTGTCGAAGCGCTCGAGCTCGGGATGACCGCGGTGCCAGCTCTTGCGCCGCTTCGACCCCTTGCCCTTCTGGCGGCGGCCCATCAGATCGGCTGGCCGTCGTGGTAGGGCGTGCCCATGACTCGCTGCCGGTACTCAGCGAGCGCAGCCTCGTAGGCGACCGGGAAGAGCCGGGCGGCCATCTCGTTGCGGTGTCGGTTGTCCCGATAGCCGTCGCCGCTGACGGCCACGATCTCGTGGTTGCCGCGGTCGCGGGCGGTCCATCGGTGCTCGTGGGCGGTGTCCTCGAAGAGCAGGAGCTCGACGCGTGGGTCGGCGACGACGATGAGCCCGTCCTGGGCGATGCCCATCAGCGCGTCGTGGGCGATCGCCGCGGCGTCGATGGCGAGCTCGGGCACGCCGTCGACGATGCGCGTGAACGCCTTGGCCTGGTGTGCGTTGATGGCCCGCACGATCGGGGCGGTGGTGCCGGAGTTGATCCAGCTGGGGACGGGCGGGTCGACGGTGGTGGTCATGGGGTTGCTCCTGCTGTTCGTTGGCGGTGGGCTGCGAGGTCGATGACGGGGGCGCCGTTGTCGGCGGTGTCGACGACGGCGGTGTCTTCGGTGAGGCGATCGGGGCGTGGTGGTGCTGGTCCGTGGTTGGCGACGACGGTGAGCGGCGGCGCGCCGGTGCAGCCGGGGACGACGTGCTCGGCGAGCTGCTCGGGCGTGAGCTCGGGGTGCTGCTCGGCGGCCAGCGCGACGTCGCCGAGCCAGACCCGGGTCGCGGTCTCGATGCAGCCGGCTCGGTGAGCGGTGCGGCTGGTGCGGATGTGCACGCCGTCGTCGACGGCTCGCTGGTGATCGGCGGCGCCGATGACGGCGCACGCTGCTCGAGCTCGATCGACCGTGGCCGAGTCGTCGTCCGTCGTTGTGGTCGCACTTGAACGACTCGAAGACGACGACGGGGAAGTAGGGGAACAGGGGAGTCGCGGGGCTGACCCCGCGCTGTAGGTGCCGCTACCCCGCGCTCTAGGGTGCGCCACCCCGCGCTCTAGGTCGTTGTCCACAGGCCCGGGCTCAGAGTAGGGAGCGGGGTCAACCCCGCTCCCTAGGTCGTGCACACGGTCGTGTGCGTCGGGGTAGAGCGCGGGGTCAGCCCCGCGCTCTACGGGGAGGAAGGTCGGGCGCCGGCGCGCGCCGGCGTGGCGGTTGCCGGCGCTCTCGCGGATCCAGTAGCCGAGGTCGTGGAGCGCGGCGAGTATGCCGCGCACCGCGGAGTCGGGCAGCGCGAGCACGGTGCAGATCTGGGGGACGGTCTCGTCGGCATAGCCGCGGTCGTCTCGGTAGCGGTCGGCGAGGAGCAGGGCGACCATGACGACTCGGTCGGCGCTGGGGCGGCGCTTCGCATTCGGGAGCTCAGCGACTCGAGAGCGGAGCTCGGGGATGATCGCCCAGGTGGCGGTCGTGGCTGTCAGGCTCACGTAGGGGGCGCCTCCTCGGTCTGCTCGTGGCTCCCCAGCCGGACGGATGGATCTGCGAACGCCGTGGTGAGCGCGGTGCGCACCTGGTCGGTGCCGTCGGCGATCGCGCGGAGCTGCTCACCCTGTCGGGTGAGCCGATCGGCGATCGTGTCGGGCCCCTGGATGACGGCCTGGTCGACGAGTCGAACGAGCGCCCCGAGGCGCTGGGCGTGGTGCGGGTAGCGGCCGAGCCTGAGGCCGGACGCGTCTTCGAAGGCGCTGATCGTCTCCTCGAGCCGGTCGCGTTCGTTGCGCACGCTCTGCACGGCGTAGGAGTCCTCTGACGGCGCGCCCCACTCGGGCTGTCGCTTCGCGTGTTCGTAGCCCTGGTCGAAGCCGACGGAGCGCTCTCGGTTGAGGGCGTTGATGCCGGCGTCGGCCGACGCTCGCAGCATCCCGACGAGCGTGGGCCACCCCAAGTCGGCGCGCTCGGTGTTGCGCGGCGCCGCTACCGCCTGGCGTGCGCCTTTCGAGGTGCAGGCGAGCAGGCCCCACGTCGGTGGGAGCTCCGCGCGGATCTTCGGTGCGATCTCGGCCGGTGCTGCGATCCAGAAGCGGTCGCAGCGCTGCCACCACCAGTCGGCCTTCTCGGGCTCTTTGAGCTCACGGCGGAAGTCGGACATCGAGACCTTGATCTCGATGCCGTCGATGGCCAGGCCCCGCGACTTCCAGAGCGACACGACCAGGGCGTCGAGCTTGCGGCCGCCGCGGTCCGAGCCCTGGGGCGCTTCGAAGATCGTGAGGTACTGGTCGCCCGGGTACCGGGCGAGGAGTGCGTCGCGCACGTCCGCCGCGGTCATCGTCACGGGACGAGCCTCCGGCGGCGGCGCTCACGGGCCTCACGCACAGCGCGCTGCCACGAGCGGATGTAGGACTCGGCGTCCTCCTGCAGGAACACAATCGCCTCGGTCTCGTCGAGCTCGACGAACACGTCGACGTCGGTCCTCGGGTGCTCGAGGTAGCGGTCCGGGTTCGCGGTGATCATCTGCTCGAGCGCGGCCTTCACGTCGCCGTCGTCCCTCAGAACGCGTGGGTGCTTCCTGAGCCAGCCGGCGAGTTCGACGGCGATGTCGTACGCGGAGTTGATGCTGATGTCGTTGGTCTCTTGTTCGGTCCGGGTGACGTGGATGTTCACGCGCGGGCCTCGTCGAGGTAGCGCCACTCGATGCGAGTGACGTGGTCGTCAGGGCGGCATCCCATCTGCTCGCAGAACCAGGTGACCCACGACCCGACGGTGGGCTGGCCGGTGTCGCCGTAGAACTCGTCGAAGTCGTGCTCGTCGACGGGCACGACCTCGAGAGCGATGTCCTCGTCTGTGATGTCCCACAGCCGCTCGCGACGAACCTCGACGACCTCGACCAGGGCGAGGCGCACGAGCGGCTCGACGGTGCCGTCAGGGCGCCGGCGGCCCATCACCTTGCGGCACAGCTGCAGCTGGTCGCCGGCCTTCAGGGCGTGCCACCCGAGGCGGCGCGTGACGGTCTTTCGGCGCTCGACCACGGCCTGCTCGGTGAGCGCTACCGACATGAGGCGCGCCATCAGCGTGTGCCTCGGTCGGCGAGCTGCTCGCGTGCCTGGGCGACGAGCTGGTCGTAGGTGAGGCGCTTCTCGTTCTCACCAGCGCGGTTGCCTCGCACGAGCGCCTGGGGGGTGGAGTCGCGGTCGATCAGCGTGTGCCCGTGTTCCTCGAGGCGAGTGCGTGCGGCCTGGGCGAGTTCGAGCGCCTCACGGGCGTCGGCCACTTCGGCGTCGAGAATCTCGAGTACTTCGGTCTCGGTGAACGCTCGGCTGGGGGCGTCGCACGGGCCGGACCACTCGACGTAGACGTCGTCGGCGAGCTTGATGATCGGGCCGTGCCGTCGGCGGCGCGTCATCGTTGGTTCCTCCGCGTGACCACGTCGAGGGCGACGATCGTGAGCTGGGCGTGCGCGACGCCCTCGGCCAGCGCGGCGATGCGCGCGACGCCGCTCCACGAGTAGACGACCCCAGCGGCGATGAGGAACTGGGGGACCGCGAACCACCAGCGGCCCTCGCTCCAGAGGTGGATGCCGTCGACGGCTGCGCTGAACCCGACCAGCGCGAACACGATCTTGACGACGTGCGCGGCGAGGACGAGCCGTCGGATGGCGGGTGGGCAGTGGCGCGCGAGGTCGATCTGAGCGGCGAGCTTCTGGCGGCCGGTCGCGGTCATGTGTCCGCGCCGATCGCGGGGCCGGCGGTCATCGGGGTGAGCGGACCGTGCCCCTCGAGCAGAGCGCGCCAGGTCGTCGACGGGCCCGATGGATGTCGCAGCCAGTTGCCGGACGGGATCAGGTGCCAGACCGCACCGTCGCAGTCGAGGACCGCGCGGATGCCGGCGGGGCCGTTGGACGCGACCCACTCGTCGCAGAGCGGCTTGAGGATCGATCCTGCGAGCTCCAGGCGTTCGGGCGGCGAGGTGGCGATCTCGCGGATCTGGTCGTCGGTGAGCTCGACGTCGAATGTGACGAGCAGACCCGGGTTCTCATCCACGGGTGCCTCCGGTGGTGTCGGCGGGGGCGCTCATGTGCTGGCCGCCGTAGCGCTCGCGCTTGGCCAGCGCCGAGCTCACGAGGCTGGCGATGGCGTCGGTGACGGAGCGGCCGCCGCTGCTCGAGGAGTGGATGGCGTCGTCGTCGAGGTCCCAGCTGTTCTCGCCCTTGCCGGGCACGGGGATCGGGACGCCGGGGGTGACCTTGGTGCTGTAGGTGACGCGGGCGGGTCGGAGGCGGCCGAGGCGGGTTGGCCAGGTGGTGACGTGTCGGGTGGTCTCGTAGGTGGCCGGGTAGTTGCGTTCGGGCATCGGGACGGTGCAGACGCCGTCGTCGACGATGGATGTCGTGTGGTGGGCGCGGCCGAGGAGGTTGCTGATGCCGATGGTGTGTTCGGTGCGGTGCCAGGGGGCGTCTCGGGACCAGCTGTCGCGAGGTGCCCAGATCTGGATGCGGGCCTTCGCGTGGTCCCAGTGGCCGGTCGAGTCGGTGGCGTGGAGCTGGGCACCGACGACGCGCGACTCGTAGCCGGGGACGAGCCAGTGTTCGGGGAGGAGCCCGGACGTGTGCAGCCAGAGCGACCCGAGGCGGGAGGCGTAGAGCGCGAGGGCGAGATCTCGTTCGGATCCGGCGGTGCCGACCTTGAGCTGCCAGCCGAGGCCGTGGCCACGGGTGAGCAGGGACCATTCGGCGCCGAGCTCGAGGTCCCAGCGGTGGCCGTTGCGCGGGTTGGTGCGGCCGCCTCGGCGTCTCCTCCAGAGCGCGCGGCCGGCGCGCCAGAGCGGGCGGTCGCGGTCGAGAGGGCGCAGGTACGCCCAGATGGGGGATTCGGTGTCGGTCATGCGGCCTCGTCAGGGCGGGGTGTGAGCTCGACGACGACGTCGGAGCTCGTGGTGGACAGGACGGGTTCCGTGGTGGTGACCCAGGCGGCGTTGTCGTCGGGCCAGACGCCGGCGTCGACCAGGCCGTCGATGACGGCCTTCATGGTCGGGGCCCAGTTGTGCGGGTCGCGTGTGCGGGCCGCTCGGACCGGGATCGTGATGGTCACGGTGCACGGGGGTCGGGCCCGGGCGGCGGGGGAGCGGCCGAGCTGGAGCGCGGCGGTGTGCGCGGTCTGGCGCCACAGGCGGGTGCGGCGACGCTGCACGGCCCAGTGGTCGCGGTCGTTCATCGTGAGCGGCTTGCCCGGCGGGGGGAATGTGAACCGGTTCACGAGGTAAGGCCCATGAACGTGAAGGTGACGATGTAGCGGTCGGTGGTGGGCTCGTCGACCGCGCGGGAGCTGACGAGCACGTGCTCCTGGACGCGGTGGTAGTAGCGGGCGGCGTAGCCGAGCGCGCGGTGCAGCGCCTTCTGCAGCGATGTGTCGCGCAGGTGGAACTGGAGCTCGTGGGCCGGGTCGGTTCGTGGCTTCTCACCGGTAAGCCGGCCGCGGTACTCGAGGGTGACTTTCCACTCGCTCTTCCCGGGGGCGCGGACAGCCCTCGAGGACACGAGGTCGTAGGGCGTGGCACCGAACCAGGCCTTCGCGGTGTCGGTCGCGGCGGGCATGGCGTCGAGCAGCTCGTGGACGTGCGCGGTGACGGCCAGGTCATGCACTGGCGCCTCCGGTGCGTGCTCGCCCGCGGCGGGCCTTGAGCGGCACGACGCCGGCGACGTCGCCGGCCTGGGCGGCGTCGTGCGCGGCCTGGGTCGCTACGAGCTCGTCGAACTCGTCGCGGTGCTCATCGATGAGCTGGGCGATGGCGAGGACCTCGTAGCGGAACGTCGGCTCGCCGCGTCGGCGGCCCCAGCCCGCTGTGGTCTGGATCTCGCGCGCCAGGCAGGCGACCGGGTTCTCGTCCCACGACGGGTGGCGCTGCGCCGTGTGGAGACACGTCACACACGTCGTCATGTACGTGCGCTCCCGGCCGAGGCGCTTCGCCTTCGCTGCCAGCTCGTCGCGGCTGATCGTCTGGTGCTTCTCCGGGTCGAGTCCGCACTCGGTGCGGCGCTGGGCGGTACGCCACGGGAGCGTCGGTCGTTCGACGTGGTCGAGGATGAGCGGCTCTGTCACGGCTCGAGGACCTCGGAGAGGACGTGATCGAGCAGGTCATCGTCGACGTCGATCGCCGTGATGATCCCGACGGCCAGCTGTAGCGCGAGCTCGTGCTCGATCGCCACGGCTCGCGAATCGCCGATCGAGAACCGGACGTGGGTGTCGTCCGACTCGATCACGAGGACCATGGCGTCGGCGTCCTGGTCCTCGTGATCGCCGGGTGCGGTCTGGTCGGCCACGGTGGGCTCCTGTCGGGTTGTGTCGGCGCGGCTCACCGGGCGTGGCCCGGGCCGAGTGCTGGCAGATCGGACGGCATGGCGCCGGTGGCGTACGCGGCTTCGACCTGCGGGGCCATCCACTCGCCGGCGGTCTGACCGTTCGGGAGCACGATGTGACCGAGGAACTCGGTCTCGAACGCGCTGATGCCGGCGTCGACGGCCTCGAGCTTGGCCTTCACGACGAGCGACAGGGCGCGCCACCGCTGCCGGCACGCCTGCTCCCACAGCTTGAGCGCCGCGTCGGGGGTGCGGGCGCCTCTCGAGTGGTGGGTGAAGGTGCGGTCGTCACGCGCGGGCATGCGGAGCACGAACCTCACCTGGCGGCCCTCGCAACGGAACCCGATGACGGCCTGGTCCTGGTCCCAGCCGTACATGAACTGATCAGCGCCGTAGCGCTGCAGCGTGCGCTCGATCTCACCGCGCGACGCCTCGGACGACACCGTGGTGTTCTCCGCGTACCGGCTCATCGTCGACCTGCCTTCTCGGCGGCGTTGGCCGCGCCGTTGGCGGAGTCGCGCAGGAGCCGGCCGAGGCTGCGCAGCCCGTCGGGTTCACCGAGGAACGCGAGCTTCGTGACGGGTGTCGGCCCCGAGATCGGGTCGCCGATCTGCCAGGTCATCTCGAGGATGGCGAGCGGGCCCAGGCGGTCGTGGAGCGCGACCATCGAGCGGACGTCGACTTGGTCAGCGATCGGGCAGTCGAGCCCGAACGCAGCGGAGAGCCCTTCCTTCGGGATCGTCTCGTACGGCAGTTCGGTGCCGCCACGGGTGTGCTCGAGCCAGAGCCGCATCGGGTGATCGCCGATCGGGTCGCCGCACACCCGGCATGGCATGTCGAGCTCGTCGGTGCTCACGATGGGCCCTCCTTGGACTCGTTGTGGGAGCGCACGGCGCGCTCGAGGCGCGTCCGGGCGGCGAAGTACTTCTTGCAGTCACAGTCGGCGCCGGGCGGGTTCGGGCACTCGGACCAGTGGCCGACGAGCTCGTTCACGAGCACGGCGTCTGCGACCAGGGCTTCGAGCGCCGCGAGGCGAGACGCCGACGCCGGCTGGAGCTGGGTGACCCTGACCCGAAGCGTGACTTTCTCGTTCTCGATGGTGGCGACGGGCGGGGGGAACCCGACCGCCTCCATCCCGCGGCACCACTCGGGCACCTCCCAGGACCACTCGATGGCGAGCGGACCCAGGTCGTCCAGGCCGTCGACTTCGACGTCGATCCTCATGATGGGCATGTCCCGGTTAGCGCCACGACCGTCGGGCATGGCCACGCGCGAAGGAGCGCCGTGTCGCCGTCGTGGTCGTGGCCGCACTCGTTGCAGACCAGCATCGGCACCGTGTGCCCTTCGCAGGTCGCCGGCGTGCACTCAGGGAACCGCTCGGCGTGCTCTTCGGCTCCTGGGCCGTCGACCCAGAGCTCGGCCTCGGTCTCATAGGACCGGTGGATCCCCGGCACCGTGGCCACCCGCGCGGCGAGCACCGCCTCGTTCGCCGCGCTCACGACGCACCGCCAGGGATCGCGCGCAGGTGGCCCCGTGACGTGGGAGAGTTGCTGGGCGAGACCGACATCGGTGGAGTGGACACCTCGGGTCGGGCCCGCCCAGCAGGCGTGGCGCCACAGGCGGCGCAGCCCGGCACGTGGCACTCGATCGTGGACTGCTCGCTCATGCCGTCACCGGCCTGGTGCGCAGCACGTAGGTGAACTGCTCGACCTTCACGACGTAGAGGTCGGACTTGAGTCGGGACAGCGCCTGGAGCAGCTGCTCGTTCGTCGCGTCCGAGATCTGGCGGGCGAGCTGGTCGAGGTGCCATCGCGCTCCCGGGACGCCGGTGAGCATCACGTCGACGATCTGGCGGGGGACCCCGAGGATCGCGTCCGGCGACGGGATGGCGAACTCGAGCACCGTCGGCTCGTCGTCGGGTTCGGTGGCCGGCGGGGTGGGGGCAGGGTCGCCATCCGCCAGAACGGTGCCTGCCGCGCCCTCCCCGCCGGCGTTCTCGTCGGCCGCCGGTGGATCGGCGTGCTCGAGCGTTGACGGTTCGGGCTCCGGGCCGCGCTCGTTGGCCTGGTAGACGCCCGGCGAGATGCGACGGAGCCTGTTCTTCGCTGCGAGGTTGGCCATGGTGGCGCCGACGTTCTTCACCTTCGGATGGCCCAGGACGTCGGCGACCGACGCCGGGTCCCACTCCTCGGCCGGGTACGCATCGAGCAGCGCGACGATCCGATCGGTCAGCCGGTGCGTGTCGTCGAGCGGAGGCTCATGCATCTGGGACCCCCCCCGCTCGATCGGGCCGCCCCACGCCTCGACCTGGTCGCCGTCCTCGGCCGGGGTGACATCGGGGGTAAAGGTTTCAGCGGCGATGTCACCTTCGGAGGTGCCGGCGCCCGGCGGGGCGATCACGACGTGGTCGACCAGGGCGTCGTCGACCTCGGTCGTGCCCGTCGAGACGTGGGAGCCGTCGTGCCCGGGCGGCAGCGTGCAGGCGAAGCCGAGCACGTCCGCAGGGCACACGGCGGCGGGGTCATCGTCGGTGGCCGGCTGGCCCGCCACCCACGTCATGTCGTCGACGCTGCTGCGGTGCGCGCCGGCGTGGCCGGCCTCTCGGTCGCACACGGTGAAGTCGCCGTCGCTGATCCAGGACGCACCGCAGTAGTGGGGCGTGCTGGCGGTGTACCCGACCGGTGCGAAGCCATCGGGCCCGGTGGGCTCGCCGAAGACACTCCCCAGAGGGGCGACCCAGATCCGCCCGTCGCCTGGGAGTTGCGTCACGCCGGCGAGCGTGCGGAGGTCCTTCTCGTCCTGGTCGAGCAGCGCATCGATGTCGGCCCTGATCGCCTCGGCGCTGGCGGGGCCTTCGGTCATCGCATCGAACACGTCCTCGGGGATGCCTGCGCCGGCGGGCGCGGGATCCGGGGGGTCGATGGTGACGTTGCAGGTCACGGTCGTCTCTGGGCCGGTCGAGCTGAACGTCAGGTTGAGGTTGATGGTTGTCACCGGTGGGATCTCCGAGGGGTTCGGCGGGAACTGGGGGCGATGATCGGTATGCAGTCGCGGCGCTCTCGCCCCGGGCGCCACAGGGCGTCGTCGCCCTGGCCGCGGGCGAGGATCAGCCAGCGGCACCGGTCGAGCTCACGGCGGGCGTTGTGCAGCTGGGCGTCGGTCATGCCGCGGAACATCGATGGCGGTGGTAGCTGCCGGCGGAACGCAGCGACGGTGTCGGTGCCGTTGCGCTGCAGGTCGTCGAGGTCGTCGTGGCGCTCGTTGACCCAGCGGATCCACTCGCGCACCGTCACGACCAGCACCCGGCGGGGGTCGGGCTTGGTGACGTCGGTGTCGGCCCGCTCGAGCAGATCGCGGAGGACCTCGTACACCTGGGCCGAACCGCGGCCGGCGTGGCGGTGGAGGGCAGGGATGCCGTCGAGGGTCGAGGCCGTCACCACACCGCCTTCACGACGAGCGTGGTGACAGCGATGCCACCGAACCAGCACGAGACCAGGAGCAGCGACCAGAGCGTGCAGCCGGCCTGCCAAGGGAGCCGAGCGAGCCGGCTCACCGGGCCCGCCTCCGAGTGGTGCCCGCCGGAACGGACGAGAGGCGGGCCCGGCCATCTGCGCGGGTCGCTGGCATCTCGGGACTGACAGGGCGCGGCGAGATCACCTTCCGGTCACGCTCGACGTGCCGACGCGCGGCGGCCTCGCGGCGGGCCCGCTCCCTCGCCTCGTCGCGCTCGCGGCGCAGCTGCCGGGCGCACAGCGCCTCCCACAGCACGATGCCGAGAACGATGCCGAACGCGACGCCCGAGATAGCGAGACCGCGCGGGACGCAGTCGGTCGCGACCTGGGCGCACTGCTCGCCGGTCACTCGGCCCCGCCCTCGGCCGAGATCTCGCCCTTGGTCAGGACGTCGATGCGGGTACGGAGCTCGTCGAGGTTCGGGGGCGGATCGCCCGCGTCGATGCACGCCTGCAGCGCCCACAGCAGACCAGGGGCGAACACGACGTCGCTCTCTTCCAGGTCCTCGGGGTAGTTCGCCCAGCTGGTGACGACCTGGCGGAGCATCTCGCCGAGCTCGGCGACGAGGCTGGTGACATCCCATGTGCTCCCGAGCGAGGACGCCATGCCGAGCGCGAGGGCGGTGCGCGCCTCGGTGTCGAGCCTGTCGAGCTGCTCTGCGATGCGTTCGTTGAGCAGCTCCTCCGCCCGGCTCGACAGCCCCCACCGGTCAGCACCGCGGAGCGGCTCACCGGGCCGGCGGCCGTCCTGGCGCTTCTGGTACGCGTCGACCAGATCCTGCTCGGAGACGTAGCCCTTGCGACGCGGGTTCGTGTAGAGCCCGGGGTCGGTCGTCACCACGACGTTGTCCCAGGGCAGCTTGAGCATGACGACGTCGTCGCGCTCGCACGTGCGCAGCTCGGAGAGGGCCCGGTGGTCGCCTCGACCGAGGCCGAGCGCAGTGATCGGCTTGGCCTTCGGCGGGATCGTGTCGATCGATCCGCCGACGTAGAGGTCGAGCTCGTAGCGCTCCGGAGCGATCGTCCACACGACGACAGAGCGCGAGTAGGGGCTCCAGGCCGGGACGATGTCGTCGCCGTCGAGCATGCCCTCGGGCAGGTTCAGCTGCCCGGGCTTCGAGCCGATCTCGACCTTGCCCCACGGGCCCGGCGCGACGTAGGTCCCGGCCAGGACCAGTCGGTCGCCCCACTGCCGGTCGGCAGCCTTGCGGGCGTCGGCGTCCTTCTCCCGGGCCTGGGCCTCCTCGATCGCACGGGGCCGCTCCCGAGCGTCCTTCGATGCGAGCGCTGCCTTCTCGTCGTCCCCGGCCTTGAGCGCGGCGATCGACGCCGCCTCACCGATCGGCAGGTCGCCGGCGACGACCAGGTCCTGCACCTGGTCCGGCAGCTGCTCGACCAGGCGGAGCCGCTGCGACACCCACTCGGGGGAGCGGTGCAGCCGCTTCGCGAGCTGGGCGATCGTGCGGTGCTGACCCAGAGCGCGGAGCGACGCGATGGCGTTGCCCTCGTCGATCGGGTTGAGCTCCGAGCGCTGCAGGTTCTCCGCCAGCTGCAGCTCGATGCGCTCAGCCTCCGTCGGCGGGTCGACGACCTGACACGGGATCGACCGCAGGCCGGCCAGCTCCGCCGCGGTGACACGGCGGTTGCCGAACAGGACCCGGTAGACGTCGCCGAACCGGTACACCGACGGGGGCTGGAGGATGCCGTTCGCACGGATGTCCGCTGCGAGCTCGGTCAGATCACCCAGGTCGTGGCGTACGTTGTCCGGATCGACCTCGACCTCGTTGATCGAGAACCAGCGAACGTCGAGGGTGTGCTGCACCACGGTGTCGGTCATCGGTGTGCCCCTCGGCCGTGGATCGGGGTGCCGATGGCTGGGAGAGCGGCGACGTCGTCGAGCGCCGCGGCGGCGACGGCGTGGCGCACGTGCTCGGGCCAGTCGCAGCCCGGCTCGACACCGATCGCCTTGAGCAGTTCGGCGGTGCGGTTGGCCACCAGGTCCTGGGACGCCCACACGACGTGGAACGGGTGCGACTCGTCGCGGGCGCCCTGGTCAGCCAGGTCGATCGCGATGCGGGTGGCGGACAGGTGGATCGCGGAGAGCGCCCGGGCGAGCGCTCCGAGCTCGGCGCTGCCACCGAGCGCAGCTGCGATCTCCTCGGTGAGCTCGTCGACACGATCCTGGCGGATCGGCCGGAGCGCGACGGCGGGGGACGCGTTCATCGGTCACCTCTATCGGCCAGGAGTCCGGTGATCTCGTCGAGCGCGAGCAGATGCGACGCGCGGAGCCGGCCGGTGAAGTCCTCTGCGAGCAGCTCGTCGAGCACGAGGCGCGCCCGGGCGTGTTGCTCGGCGCCGGCCGGGGTGATCTCGAGGAGCACGCCCCTGCGGTCCTCGTCCGTGCGGGTTCGGCGCACCCTCTGCGTCGGTGCATTGGTGGCGAGGGCGTCGACGACTCGGGTCAGCCCGGACGGCGACAGCAGCGCACGGTCGGCGACCTCGTTCATCCGGAGTGGGCCGTCGACGACGGAGTCGAGCACGTCGAACTGGGTGAGGCTCAGACCGCACCGCTCGACGAGGTGCGAGTCGATCGAGCCGGCGACGAGCTCGTGTGCACGGTGGAACCGGGCCCAGGTCCGGCGCGCCATCGCGGCGCGGGCCTCGGCCGGAGTGAGGGACATCACGGCAGCCATCAGACGGTCACCGCCTCGGGCTTGAGCCCCTCGAGCGCTGCAACCATCGGCTCGGTGTCGGAGCGGACGTCGGGTGCGTCCAGCTCGCGGAGCGCCTTGATCATCAGCCGGTACCGACCCCACAGCTCGGCGTGCTCCTCGGCGAGCTCCTCGGCGGCGGTGTCGAGCAGCGCCCTGGCGCTGGTGCCGGTGGGGAACTCGAGCGCGACTTCCTTGGCCCGGCGGGCATGCTCGAACGCGGTGTGTACACGGGTCTGGAAGTACTCGACTGCGTCGGTGAGGACGTCGAGGTGCTGTCGTTCCATCACGCACCGTCCTGGGGTGCGGCGAACGCCAGGTGGCCGATCGTGGTGTGGGCCTGGTCGAGGGCAGCGGCGGCGCCCCGGAGCATGTCCTTCGCGGATGCCAGGTAGACGTCGAGCTCCGCCAGGTGCTCGACGACCTCGCGGTCGTCGTCGGCGTGGGACGCGTTCTCGGCAGCGCGGTTGAGGTCCGTGACCAGGTCCGCAGTGCGGCGCACGACGTCGATCAGCTCCGCGATCGTGTGGTAGCTGGCCGAAGGGTCAGCGGCGAGGTTCCGGTCGTGGAGCTCCTGGCGGAGCGCCTGCGCGGCAGCGTCGGTGTGGACGGTCATCACTCACCCTCCTCGGTCGAAGCGGGGCGGGTGGGGAGCTGCTCGAGCACCGCGACCAGGTCGTGCACCGCCGAGAGCGCCTCGTCGACGATCGCCTGGTCGATCGACGAGCTCGTCGCCGAGGTCCAGAGCACCGGGCGCAGCTGCTCGTGCGCCGCCTTCACCGCCCGGGCGATCGCCTCGAGCTGCTCGTACTGCTCCTCGTTGCCGTACTGGCGCATCGCGCACATCTCGACGTCGAGAGCAGCGCCGACGAGAGGGCTCGCCTTCTCAGCCTGGTAGTGGTCGTTCGCCGAGGGCAGCGAGATCAGGCGGGTGTAGTCGACGACGCTCGCGAGGGCGTCGTAGAGCTTCCCGGTCTCCCAGTGGTTCGCGGCGAACATCGGTTGCGCTATGCGGCAGAGCGACTGTTGGACGGCTTCGAGCCGGTCCGAATCGCTCAGCGATGTGGTCGTGGTGGGCATAGGATTCCTCCTGGTTCTGGCGTCACCCCTGACCTGCAACGGAGGGAGGTGGCGCCGGGCTTGTTCTGGATCGGGACCCACCCCGACCGGCCCCATCAGGACGGTCGGGGTGGGGGTTGGCTGCCGAACTGCGCCCTGGGTGAGGAAGGGAAGAGTTCGGGCGGTCCGGCAGCGCAGGAACCTCGCTCGCCGCTGGGGTCAAGCGAGCGAGGTACCAACGGCGCCGGGCCGTCAGCCGGGTGGTCAGTCGGGAGCGGCGGGCTCGTCGACGCCGGCGATGTGCAGCGGGAACTTCTGGCGGAACTCGGGATCCAGCTCGAACAGCGCGACGGTGGGGATCAGGACGATCGACACCGCTCCGGTGTTCGTCGTGCGCAGCTGACCGTCGCGCACGAGCCGGCGAATCGACTGGGTCGACATGCTCGTGAGGCGTGCCGCCTCGGCGACCGTCACGTGGATGGGGTAGGGGGCCGGCCGCTCGAGTTTGATCGAGGTCAGCACCTCGATCAGCAGGGCCCGGATGACGGCCAGGAAGGCGTCGAACGGGTTCACGCTGCCTCCTGGATCAGAGCGAGAGCACCGGCGGCGACGCCGAGCTCGGTCGCGCATCGCTCGAGGAGAGCGGCGCTTGGCTGACGTCGGCCGGTCTCGATCAGGGCGATCATCCCGGTCGTGCAGCCGACAGCGGCGGCGAGGGCTTCCTGGGAGAGCTCACGCTCCTTGCGCCAGGCGCGAAACGCATCCGGGAGCGCCGTGATCGAGGGGCGACGGGTCGGGTGGGGCACCGCACGATCATTGCTTAGTAAGTAAGCGAGCGCAAGCACTTCTTGATCGTTGTGGGCCTCAGACCGCAAGGGAGGCGGGAACCACGCTTACGTAACTACGGCGGTGTCAGCTACCTGCGATCGCTTGCCCTTGTAGGGTTCGCCGGGGGTTTCGCTGGTTATTACCAACCGGCTCCCGGTAAGGATCACGGCATGGAAGTAGACGACGAGCGGGGAGAGCTCGCGAACCTCGTCCGTGAGGCTCGGGCGCGTGTCGGGCTGTCGCAGCGCGACGTCGCGCGGGCGGTCGGCGTGACCAACGGGGCGATCGGCCAGCTCGAGACCGGCACCGGCAAGCTGAGCCGGGAGAAGCTCGAGCGCCTCGGCGATGTGCTGAGCATGCCCGACGACGCGGTGAGGGAGATGCTGTTCCTAGCGGCGGTCGGGGAGCCGGGGCGCGGGCCCGAGACTCGGGCGCGCACCGACGTCCTCGTGGCCGGCTTCGCGTCGATCGACTCGAAGCTCACCCGGCTGCTGCGCCTGGTGCCCGGCGTCGAGATCGCCGGCCGCTACGAGCCGCTGCTCGCGGTGCTCGACCGGGCGACCGACGAGCAGGTCGACACCGTCACCGAGATCGCTCGGGGAATGGTGGAGGGAGCAGGCGGGTCAGCCGCCGGCGGCAACCCGACCGGCGTCTGA